TAAATCGTCTGGCATGTGATGTAAATGAGCCAATATTAAACTTTTTTGTTCATCTGCATCTAATTGCATTAAATTGTTTGGGTTTTCTTTAAGTTTTTTTATCCAGTCAGGATCAGGAACATTTTCTATGGCAACGCCTAATGGTTGATCTAAATTAATAATGTTTTTATACATATCTGCATATTTAACTGCATTGACATTATCTATTTGAAATATACCTTTTTTTGTACTATCTAAATCAAACGCTTGGATATTTCTATTTCCAGATTCTAAATTTGCATATGCGTTAACTAAAAAATTAAACGATCCTAATTCGTCTGGTGTTGCGTTAAACTTGCGGTAAAATTGATGTAGCATATAACTTGATTTTGGGCCTGTACTAAGTG